GTGGACCTTTCGATCACGGGGTTCACGCAAAACGAAATCGACCGCGCGCTGCGCCACCAGGGAGCGAACGAGGACCTGGTGCCTGCGATCCCGACGACGCCCACGAGTAAGTTGGGCGATCTGTGGATCCTGGGACCGCACCGCATCATCTGCGGGGATTCCACTGACCGCAAGACCGTGACCGCGCTGCTGGGCGACCGCAAACCACGCCTGCTGGTGACCGATCCGCCGTATGGCATCTTGCTCGATTCGGAATGGCGCGACCGAGCGGGCCTGAATGGCTGCGGCCCTGCCGAGTCGAGCTACATGAAGAAGCGGACGAAAGGGCACACCAACACCGCGATCTCGGGGGACACCCGAGCGGACTGGTCGGAGGCCTTTTCCCTGGTCCCGAGCCTCGAAATCGCTTACGTGTGGCACGCCTCAAAGTTTACGCGCGAAGTGCTGGACGGCCTCCTACGTATTGGCTTTCTGCACCACCAGCAGATTATCTGGAACAAGGGCGTCGCGGTCATGACCCGGACGCATTACTGGTTTCAGCATGAGCCGTGCTGGTTCGTCCTGAAGCACGAACCCTGCTGGTATGTCCGCAAAAAGAACGCCCCCTGGTTCGGCCAGGCCGGCAAAAACTCGACGATCTGGGAATCGCCGTCGCCCAAGATGATCATGGGCGGCTCAACTGAGATCAAGTACGACCATCCGACGCAGAAGCCGGCGATCCTGATGCAGCGTCCCATCCAAAATCACCTGCAGCGCGGCGAGCTGGTATATGACGGATTTCTGGGGAGCGGCACGACGCTGATCGCCGCAGAAATGAGCGAGCGCGTCTGCCTGGGTTGCGAATTGGCACCCGAGTACGTGGACGTGATCATTCTGCGGTGGCAGACGTTCGCCGGCCTCGAGGCGACGCTCGACGGCGACGGCCGCACCTTCGCGCAGGTGGCCACTGCCCGCTCAAAAAAGCATGCCAAGAACGCAGGCTGAGGCTAACGCGCGGGCGTTCCTGGCGGCCTACCGGCTGTCGGGCGACGTCACCGCGGCGGCCGAAGCGGCCAAGATCACACGCGGCGCGCACTATCACTGGCTGAAAACGTCGGAGAGCTATCGAGGCGCCTTCGAGCGCGCTCGCATCGTGGTCGCCGATTCCATCGAGGCGGCTGCGATCAAGCGCGCGCGGGAGGGCGTGCTGGAACCGGTATTCTACCAGGGCATCAAATGCGGGGCGGTGCGACGGTATCCCGAGGGCACCGCAATGTTCTTGCTGCGTGGCCTGAAGCCGGAGGTCTACGGTGCGAAAACCGAGCTGACCGGCGCCGGTGGCACTCCGCTGTCGATCGAGGTGAGATTCGTTGACCCCCAGCCCCGCGATAACGATTGACGCCGCGTTCCCTCGGGCGTTTGACTTTCTACTGACCGCGGCCGCGCGCAATAAGGGCGTTTTTAGCGGACGTGGCGCTGGCAAATCGTGGTCATTCGCGACGGCGCTGCTATTACTGGCAGCCCGCGCCGGCCGCAAGCGCGTGGTCTGCGCGCGCGAGACCCAGCGCTCGATCGAGGACAGCGTGCATGCGCTGCTGGCCGATCGCATTCGGGATCTCCAGCTCGGCAACTTCTATACGGTCCAGCGCAAGACGATCGAAGGCGCGAACGGGTCGGAGTTTCTGTTTCACGGTCTGCGCCACGATCCGGCGGCGATCAAGAGCCTCGAAGGCGCGGATTACTGCTGGATCGAGGAAGCGCAGTCGGTGGGCCCCGAGAGCTGGGAAATGGTCATTCCGACCATCCGGAAGCCCGGGTCCGAGATCTGGGCGAGCTGGAACCCGCGGCTCGAAACCGACGCGGTCCATCAGCGTTATGTGATCCATCCGGCGCCCGACACGATCTGCCGCAAGGTGAGCTGGCGCGACAATTTCTGGTTCCCCGAGGAACTCCGGATCGAGAAGGACCATCTCAAGGAAATCGATCCCCAGGCGTATCAGCACGTTTGGGAAGGCGAGTGCAAGGGCGCGGTCGAAGGCGCGGTGTATGGCGCCGAGATCGAGGCCGCCACGGCCGAAGGTAGAATCACGGTGGTGAGCGTCGACAGGACGCGGCCGGTGGATACGTTCTGGGACATTGGTTTCGGCGATTCGACCGCCATCTGGTTTGCGCAATCGCTGCCAACCGGCCAGATCCGGCTGGTCGACTATCTGGAAAACCACGGCAAGACGCTCGAATGGTACGTGATCCAGCTCCAACAGCGTGGATACATGTACGGCGAGGACTGGCTGCCCCACGACGGGGTCGACGCGATCATTCACGCGCGCTTCAGCGCCGACAAGACGAAATCGCCCGAGCAGCTGCTGCGCGCCGCCGGGCGCAAGGTGCGGATCGCGCCCAAGCTGCACGTGCACAGCGGGATCAACGCCGTGCGGACGATTCTTTCGAACTGCTGGTTCGACGAAACGAAATGCGCCGACGGTTTGCAGATGCTGCGCCACTATCAGTGGGGCGCCCCGGGCCCGACCGGACTGGTGAAAACCCAACCGCTGCACGATTTCGCCTCGCACGGCGCCGACGCCATGCGAACCCTCGCGATTTGCATCAAAACGCCCTTCGCGCCGGCGCAGCGCCGCAATGAACGCCCGCCGCCGGCGTTGAGCCCCTGGAGTTAAAACTTATGCCATCTGGAGACGTACTGTTGATCGCCGCGCTCGCCGCGATGGGCTTCTATGGCGCTGCGAAAATCGGACACCTTGCCAAAAAAACCTTGCACGAAAGCGTCTGCCTGGCGAAGACCGCGCATCGCTGCCCCCCGAAGGCACCGGCGAAATAAGATGCCCTGGACGCGCAAGCAAGTTAAATTATTTTTCTCCAAGGGCTCGCCGCTCAATAGCCAGCAGCAAGCGAAGTTCGAAGCTGAGCTTCACGCGAACCCTGGCATGGGCCACGCGCGCAAAGGCAGCAAGGCGCTCTCCCGCGCCGCCGCTGACCGCATCAGGAAAAAAGTCAATGGCGTTTCCGCTTAGCGCGCCGGCCCGCAACGCGATCGCATACGCGGAAACCAACGTGCCGCAATCGCCGTGGACGCAGCCGCCCGCGAAAGGACCGAGACCACCCAAAATGGCAAAACTCAACGCCGCCGCGCGGAACAAGATCCCGAGCTCGAAATTCGGCCTACCCAAGCAGCGCAAGTATCCCATGGAAGACCGCAAGCACGAAATCGCCGCCAAAGGCCGCGCGACGCAGATGGTGAAAAAAGGCAAGCTCTCCCCCGCGAGCGCCGCCCGAATCCGCGCCAAGGCAAACGCCCTGTTAGGAAAATGAGCCAAGACCCCGCATTCCTGATCAACCACGAGCTCAAGCGCCGCGGCCTGGCCTCGCTCGCAGAGGCCGGCGCACTGATCACGCAGCTCGCTTTTTTCGTGCGCGACCATGCGCACTTCCGTGCGCTAATCAACGCCTGCGAGCCCGAAGAACGCCGGCACATGTACGACGCGATGGAGCCATATCTGAGCTTCCGGCCGAAGCCGCTCGCGGACTTATTGATCGAGCTGGCGCAGGACGCCGAGCACCGGCAACTCCCGACCATCACGCCTCAGGGCGGCCTAAAACCGTTCACTGTGCCGGAACTGAACAGCGATGACGCGCTGGCCACGCGCGCCGTGGCGGTCGAGCTCGCTAAGGAGCATTTGCACGTAGTGTGCGGGTTGTGCACCTTCGAAGACGTCTTCGACGGCATCACCAAAGCCGACGCCGTTCGCGCGCTGCGCAAAGCCGGCTGGCGAAGGGCAATGAAACACGGCGACCTGGCCCGACAGACCCTCGAATTGTGCCCCCGCTGCGTGCGCTCCCGCGCGCCCCGGATCCACGCCGCATAGGAAACGATGGATTACGATCCGAACAACACGCCCGCCGGCGAGGACGAGGAACTGCTGCGCGAAATCCGCGAGCGGTACACATACGCCTCGGCCGCGTTCCGCGAGATTTACGAAGAATCCCGGATTGATCGCCGCTACATCGGTGGCGACCCGTGGGATGACAAAGACCGCAAGGCGCGCAAGGACACCGGCCGGCCCTGCCTAAACCACGACGAGCTGAACCAGTACGTCAACACCGCGGTCAATAACCTGCGCCAGAACAAGCGCGGGATCAAAATCGACCCGGACGCCTACGGCGCCGACGCGAAAACCGCGGAGCTGAACCAGGACCTGGTCCGGACCATCGAATATCGATCGCAGGCGCAATCCGCCTATATCACCGCGTACCAGGCACAACTCGAAGGTTCGCTGGGATTCTTCCGCATCTCGCGCCGCTACAGCGAGGACGATCCCGAGAAGCTGACCCAAGAGAACTGGGATCACCAGGAGCTGGTCGTCCGCAACATTGCGAATCCGGAGTCGGTGCTGTTCGATCCGGATTGCAAAGAGGCCGATTGGTCGGACGCTGAGTACTGCTTCGTGCTGAGCCCGATCTCGCGCGAAGAATTCAAGCGGCGCTATCCGAAAGCGCGGATCAGGGATTTTTCGACCGAGCAGATGCGCGTGGCTCATGACTGGCTTCAGGACCGCATGGTTCTGACCGCCGAATACTGGCGCATCGAGACCGGCAAAGAGGAAACCTCGATCTTCGCGGGCGGCAAGCGTACCACGCGGGCGCGCCGCATCATGCAGTGTGTGACCAACGGTATCGAGATTCTGAGCCGCACCCCGGAGCCGGGCAGCATTCTGCCCATCGTGCCGGTTATCGGCAAAGAGGAATACGTCGACGAGGGCGCCGGGCCCCAGCGCCGCATTAAGAGCTTGGTTCGCCTGGCGCGCGACCCGCAGATGTCTCTCGCCTACCTGGTCAGCCAGGAAGCGGAAGAGGCCGGGCTGACGCCGAAGGTACCGTACAAAGGCTATGTCGGGCAGTTCGAGACCGACTCGGACGCGTGGAGCAAGATCCACAGGGTCCCGCGCGCCTACATTCAG